TCCAACACATTGCTGCGGATACACATCGTGGTTTCCATGCCGAACTTGGCGTACTCTGCAACGGCTTTATCGCGCCCGCCAAGGCGGTCAAGCTCAGATTGCGTGGTCACAGTGACCGAGTCGTCCCCACAAACGATGCTCACCCAATTGCGCCCTTTCCCGTGGATCCACAACTTCATGATCATATTCACGAGCGTGTCACCAATGCTGGTGTCAGGCCACCCCGACTGCATCGTATACGGAACAGAGTATCGGTAACCCCGAGGTGTCGTGCCCGTAGACTTGTTTCGACGCAAAGCATTGGCCACCCGGCGGGGTAGACAAACGTCGTAAACGGACTGGAGAAAAGAAAAAGCGCCTTCAGTCAAATGCAAGTCGAAGCGCGACTGGTCGTCCTCAACATAGACAATCTTGTCACCCCGCCTCATACGCGCACGAACATGACGTTCTGCGCGTGCCAAGCACTCCCCCACGTCCTTGCTGGTGCGCCCACAGGTGTAGTAGAAGTGACCGCCACTCTCGGGCTCAGCGTTGCGCACAATCGCCTTAGCCAACAGGCGCAAAAACGGCCCGCAAATTACGCTCATCACGAGGTGGCAGCCTTGGATGATGCGCGGCGCCTTGAAACTCAACGAGTCACCATCTTTGACAGCCAACTCAACCTTGATGAAGCTCTTTGCCTTGCGTTCCCTTCGTCCCAGAGTCGCACCTTCCTCGCGGGTCCGTATCAAGTCCGCACGGCGCTGCGGTGGGAAGCTGCGCACCCATTTCATGAACGGCATGCCTTTCATTATGACGTCACAGTACGCCAAAATCGCCGGCAACATGATGTTGGTGACACGTTTCCAGTGTTGCAGGACGCGGTTGCGTGACTCAGCGCTCTCCGCAGCCGGAATCCGTTTACCAACACGCGACGAGAGCCCTATCAGCTCATTGCACGCACAGCTGTTGAAAACCGTCGGAACGCAACCTGCCACGCCATAATGGCACCTGACCACGCCCCTTTGCGTGCAGACAGCGTCCACCGGCCCTTCCAACACGAACTCATCTTGCATCTCGTCGACTTGCGTACCAAACTCTCGAGCGCACACCGGTGCGTACTCCTTCGGGCGGTAGGTGTTCGCCAGCTGCTCACATAGATTCATGTGCCAAACCGAGTGCTGCATGCGCAACCGTTGATTGAGGTAGTAGTGGAGCAAAATCACCGTGATGGCTGAAACAAGCCAGTAGCTGCCTGACCACATGTAAAGCAGCGTCAGGCAACTCTGCCAGAACGCCTTATACACG